AGACGGTGCCACCACTGCCGCCGTCTTTAATTACAACTTCGCCCACACCTGCATCTGGAGACACATATATGGCCTTGATACGAGTCCGGCCAGTAAAAATGTTCCCGTCAGCATCTAGATAGGTACTCTGTAAATCGCTCATGTATCCCATGGCGACCTCCTAATTAGGCAGCGGTAGTAAACGTGATCGACGCAGCCAAGGTGCAGAAAGCGTATGCAAACCAGTTAGTGCCGTCACTCACCAGATCAACACGATCACCGGCAACCGAAGAACTTGCCACAAAAGTAATAGTGTCATCACTTGTACCAGTATCACCAGCTGCACCAGCGGCATTGAACTGCATACCCTTGATGATGTTCGCGCCACCATTGGTTACAACGGTGTACGCAGTACCAACCGGTGCTGTTTTAACAATAAAAGTAAAGCGCAGACCGGCCGCTGGAAGAGGCAACGTCGTTGCAAATTCAGAAGCAGCGTCTAAGAAAATGGTCTTCCCGCTATCAGCAGCGGTCAAAGTGCTTGCAGCGGTTTTGGTAGTTACAGCGACAGGACCGATAAAGCCGTTATCAGAGATAACCGGACCGGTGAAGGTAGTATTTGCCATGTTGTCCTCACATGCGAGTTAGGTGTATTCGTCTGCATGTCGTCAGCCGGGTCTGTCGAATACACCGGAAAGTCCCGGAATATTGGCAATATACACCATTGCCAATAAAAGAAAAGGGGCCAATTGGCCCCTTTTCTCGTTCTCCTTATTAGGCAGGAGTGTAGCCTTCCGAACCCCAGATTGCTCTTGGGTCAGACCAGCCGAAGCTGTAACGCTCACGAGCCTTGTACCGGACGTTACCCGTATCGAAATCACCTTCAAAGGCGGTCTTGATATTGGAACGCTGGAACATCTTCAGGCCGTTCGGAGCATCAGTCATCAGGAACCATGCGTCCGGATCGGTCAGGAAGTGGTTCACGAAGTAGCCTTCTGGAACCATGCCCATGGACTTGATGGCGTTGATGTCGTTATCTGCGGTCTCGGTGCGCAGGGTCGATTTCATCAGGCGCTCTGCGGTAAATTGCAGTTCCTTAGGAATGATCATGCGACGGACCGACAGAGCGACCTTCAGGCCACGTTCGTCGGTGAAACCAGCGACATCGATGATGCCCTGTTCAAGCGAGGTCTCATTCAAGTCAGCGGCCGTTCCCGGCACGTTGCTGAAGTTTGGACCCAGTGCGGTTGGGTGGTTAGCGTTACACAGGGAAACGCCGTCACCGCCGTTGTAAGGACCAGTGGTGTTGAACGCATTGTTCAGCACCGAAGCGGCCTTCACTTGCTTGGTGTAAGACATCGAACGAGCCAACGCCTTGGTGTAGCGCGACGACAGACGGTCATAGAGGTTATCCTCAATGGCCTCTTCGGTCAGGGCGAACGCCAGAGCGACGGTTTCGTGGGTGTAACGAGCCGTGAACGATTCCTGTGCCGAGTCGTAGTTAACGCCAGCACCTTCGTTCTTGGTCGGGGCTTCGCCGAAGCCGGTCAGCATGACCTCTTCTTCGAAGGCACGATCAGACGATTCAATTGAGAAAATCGCCTCGTGCTCGTTTTCATAGCGCTTGTACTCCATCCCGAACAGAGCGTTCAGGCCGGGTTCTAGCTCTTTTACAAGTTGCGAACGAGAAATAGCCATGATTTAGCTCCTATTACGGTGACGGTGCGGTGTTAGCAACACCGGCACTGCCATACAGATGGCAATTAATCTTTACAATTGCTTGGGTGTAGTTCGTGCCCAAGGAATTGCCCGGAATGGTATACAGGCCCACCAGAGTCAGTACCAACGCTGCATCTTCTGCAATCGTGGACGAGTCCAGTTCCGTTGCCGACACACCGGTCACGTTGCTACCAGCGGTGTAAGCAATATTTGCCTGTTTGCCAAAATCAGCCTGAACGATGTCTTCGTCAGCCTGAATCGTGAACAACTGATTCGGGTCATCGATGACTTCGGCAGTGATTTGGCCGGTTGTGATATTAACCGAACCGGGGTAGTAGTTACTCCAAGTCGGTTTGCCAGAGGTGGGGTCAACATAGTTACAGCCATTGAAGACACCAACTGCCACAGTGTGCAGAGTGGAATCATATTTGACAATGTAACCATTTTTCAGTGTGACTAGATCACCTTGATAAATAGCGCCTGATTGGTTGTCCGCGATGAGATAACCGTACTGCTTCTGTGCACCAGTAGCAGACAGGTTACCCATGGGGCGGAGACCATAGGCTTTATCTACGTTTGCCATGTGTAGCTCCTAAAGGGTTATGTAGTCTTAACGACTACCGAAAGTAGTGCGAGTGCTCCGTTCTGGAGCCTGTATCCGCATCGTCGAGTGAGCGTTTTCACGCATCAACTCATTGTCTACCGCTTGAATCTGATCCTGCGCCTTACGATTGTAGTGAGCATTGCGTTCAGCAAGAGTCTCATTAGGGATACGAGCAAGCATCAGGCCTCCTACCGCCACCACACCAGCATGTTTACCATCATCGATGGTAGGCAGTGTGTTGCGATATTCCTCTGGCAACTCCTCATTGCGAACAAGCTCATAGCCCTCGCGGAGTCTGCCATAGACGTGCTGCTTATCTTCAAACCCATTAATCTCCGACCGAATCCAGCGATGCTGGAAACCATCAGGGGCAGGGGGTGCATCCAAACGCGATGGAGGAGTCCAAGGCTTCCGGCGTGTTTCCTTCTCGCGAGTACCGCGAGGGGCACGATCAATGGTAAGTTTTTCTTGGCTCATTTTTTACTCCTTTACGTGTTTGGCATATTCCTCGAGAGGAACACCCAATCTTTTTGCGATAGCAACTTGACTCGGTGAAAGCTTCACCGTCTTGCGTGCACTATTAACCCCGGAACTACGGGATGCAGGAGCAACGGCGGGCACGTTCTGCCGTTGTCTGGATACTGGTTCAGCAGACTTAGAGTAGTAACTCCCGAATTTCTGCGGAAATTCTGACCGAAGTCTGTTGTCTAATTCAGTATAGTACTCCTCCGACTCGGGGTCAAACCCCTCCTCTTCCACCATAGTGGCATGAATTCCCCATGCCGCATAGGTCATGGTCTTATCTTTCCCAAACCATGCGTTATTTTCTGCCCATTCCTCTGCCCTTGGGCTTGGACGTGGACGCTGTGGAGCAGCTTGTTGTGGAGCAGCCTGACGGGGCTGTGCCTGTTGAGCAGCCATCTGCTCTTCTTGTCGTGCCCGAGAAGACAAATGGTGAGAAACCTGCTGGGACTCCATTGTGAGCTGAAATAACCGCTCTTGAGCCTCTGTCTCAGTATCGATATCCCCCTCTTCCCGCGCGCGCTTGATGATGGATTTAAGCGTGGCCGCTTGGGTTTCCATCCTAGACTTGGCCTCAGAAAGACGGCTGGTATCCGTTACCTCAAGCTGTCTTTGTAGCTCCTGTGACTTGGCTTGAACGCCTTTGGCGTACTCAATCGCCGCTTGTTCACGACGCTCCGCCTCACGCATCTTTGCTGTCAACTTAGCAATGCGCTTTTGGACATTTTCGCTGACGTTGTCCAGTTCTTGGCTCAACGCCTCCTGTTTTTTCGCTTCTACGGGGGCAGGAGCCTCTTGTCGAGGTTCTTTTTCAAAGACTGAGTCCTCTTCCTGTTCAGGAAGCTGAACGGTGGTCTCTTCTTCCCCTTCGCCTAGATTGAACTCTAGTTGACTGTCTGGAACAGTGTTTGCCATAGCTAACCTCACATGTGCAGAATGTCTTCTGGGTTGTTGATACGGGCGAGAATCTCATCATCATTGAGAATCCGGATTTCTCCGCCGTCTAAACCGATACGCGCACCCGCATAGCGGCCGAAAATTACCCAATCACCCTTTTCACACCAAGCGCCATTGGGAAATTTACCTTCGTCTTTGTAGGCAAGATCACCTACGGCCAAAACATAGCCACAGACAGTCGTTAGTTGCTGTTTTTCTTGGGTTTGGTTGGCGAGAACAATGCCGCCTTTGGTTTTTTCTGCCCCACGGTAGGGGAGAATGACAATACGCCAGCCCGTGGGTCGGGGGATACGGTCAATAACGGGGCCTTCGAGGTTTTCAACAACAAGACTGCCGTCGTCTGCATAAGCATCATCTAAGGTAGGGCCTTCTTCAGCCTCTAGAGCCGCTTCATGCTCCCATTTTTCTTCCAAAGCAGTTTTAGTCATCCTGAAGTGTCCTTAATTGTCAGGGTTTTCTTTTAAAAGTGCCAAAATTGCACTTTCGACGAATTTGTACCCTTCCAGACGGCCCATCAGGAACTTGTACTGCTCCATATCTCGCACCGTACCCGTGATCACCATTTCTTCGGTTTGTTTTTTCAGGATACGGACAGCGTGTAACACGCTTTCGCTAAATTGCAGCATGGGTTCTCCCAAGTTCGCAGACAGTACACGCCCTATCTGAAGGCTACATGCTTATTATGCATGTGTATTTCTACAAAAACACTACTTTTATGTGATTTTCACTTTCTTAAAGGCATCTTTGCGATAAACAAAGGTGGGCTTTGGGTCGCTAATTGTTCCACGTGGAACATTCTTAGGCACTTTTGGCGGCTTAGACCGCATTTGCATCACTTTTGCGGGTTTCCTATTCACGTCTTTGCCCTCCTTGGCCACCACCAGACTGCTTCATCATCGCAACCATGTTGCGCTCATCCGCCAAACGCTGTGCCTGAACCAGTTTTGCCTGATCCATACGCACATCATTCTCCTCACGCATCTGATCCAGCATTAGTTTTTGCTGATCAATCTGCGCATTGACCTGATCACGCTGGGCGGCATTGGCCAATTCCTGCTTTTTCAGCTCAATCAAGGGGTCAGGCGGGGGCTGATTAGCTCCTGACAACTGTTCTTGCAGTTGTTTGACCTCTTGATAGAACTCAGCCACCTTCAACGCCACCATAGCCTCGCGCTGGAGCGGGGAAACAAGCTGGTCAGGGTCTGTTCCATACTGTCTAAATAGCTCCGCCTCGACAAACTCTTCCGCTTTTTTGGTGATGTGGTCAAAAATGTGCTTCAAGAGCGTCATTCCTACCGCTGGCATTGCTCCAACAATCGGGGACAGACCAAATAAGATGTGGCTTAGGATGTGTGCATCGTGCTGCTGGCCAGCAAACGCCTTTAACGGCGATCCATCCATCGCCTGTGCGTTCTCACTGGCTGGGTCTTTCGGCTTATCGACATTCTGACTTGTCAGAATAGCATCTATGTCCTTGACCCCAATGGCCTCGTACATGCGTCGATAGGCTTCATACAGGTTATGCATCTGTGGGGCGCTTTGGGCAAGCTGGAGCTGCGTTTGCGCCATAGTGATGCGTTGAGCAATCGAGAAGATATTGGGATCAGACACCGGCAATACATCGATGCGATCATCAAAGTCCTTTCGCTTGATCTTCCGGGTCTCCCCCGGCACATCATACGGATACTCATCCGGCAGATACTCTGCAAAGCCCTTTGCCAAAAGCTGGAACTCCAGCTTCTGCGCATAATGCAAACGCTTGTGGATCGCCGACATGACCGACGAACCCTTCTCCAACAACGCAATCGTTGTACCTACGGCTGCATTTTGGTTGCTGTCGCCAACCTGCAAATCCGTAATCGAGGACAAGCGACGACCCGCATCTACGCAGAAGCCCAACAAACCAAACAACGTCTGGCTTGGCTCCTTGTAAGGCAGCGGCAAAAGCGACTGTGACAACTCCATGCCACCAGCATCGATGTCGCGCCATTCGCCCGGAGAGATCGGCACATCATCATTCTCAATACGTGCGCCCTTCGCCTTAAAGCCAGCAGGAAGGTTAGACAACGTACCGGCATCTACCAACTGACGCAGTGCTGCCGATGCTGTCTTAGACAGACCACCAATCAAGTGCAAGAAGCCCAAGCCATACGCTCCCGGACCCTGCACTAGCAGGTAGTGCACGTAGTATTCCTTGCGCTGCTTCTCTTCCTCGCCCTCTGTCCAGTTACGACGAATGCCGATAACTTTGCCCGAGGTCTCATCAATCGTGATTACATACGGGAGCTTGATACCCGTAGCTTCGCCCTCTTCATCCGTATGTTCAAAGCCGGGGAGATCGTAGTCCACCTGAAACTCAATGAACGTCATCTCTTCCTCATCCCCTGCGGGGACTTGGCCTACCAACTTATCCTTGGCTTCCTCAATCTGTGTCTGTTCTTGCGTCGTTGTCGGCTCCGCCATATCCAGATACTGACCACGCGCTACCGCCTTGCGGTACGCATTTACCGACATCGGGAACTTGTAGCTGATCCGCTCACACTCACTCATGACGGATGAGCCGTTGTACGGGATGTACAAGTTATCAGCAGGAATCAAACGGCTGACCATACGACCTTTATCAAAGTCGTAGTAAATCTTCTTGAACGCAGAACCGCCGTAGCCTACATAGAACAGCAACTGATCAAAGTCAGGGGTGTACTCCTGCATGACTGTCGTGATCTGGTAGTTCATGAACTCCTTCACACGCTGCGCTTGCATCAA